GAGTATCATCCAGCCGAGGACCGCCATGTTCTCGATTGGAGATGGCATCTCCTAATATAACGCCTCTCCGGTCAGTTAACAAGTGCGGTCCCGCAGTACCGCACGGAGGACCGCCATGAATTCCACTCCTGTAGCACTCTCCGCAGACCAGAAGCCGCCGTACGCCGGTGAAGCTATCGTGTTCGATCCACAGATGGATAGCTACACACGCGGAACGGTAGAGGCACTTCCAAACGGCCTGACGCTTGCTCAGTGGCGATACCCGTTCGCCAGCAAGTTTCAGTCTTACGATGACACCCACTCAGTGACTCACATCAGATGCGACACCGGCGCGGAATACTGGGTTTACGAGGTCTGCAACGGCCCCGCGAACTGGGTTCAGTGCGACGCGAGCCAAGCTCACGAACGTATGCAGAACGCGATTTCGTTTGAGATCATGTTTGGCGCCGTATTCGGTGGACCGGACGATGACTGAGACAATCCAAATAGTCACCGACCCCAACGTGATGCGTGGACTGCTCACGAGCGCGGACTGCGAGCCGGAATTGTGCGTCGCTCACACTGAGCGGAACTTTGCGATCAGACTCTATCCACACGGTAGCATGTGGCTGCTTGTGCGGATGAACGACGCGATGGCACAGGGCGCGAAACCGACACACGTCACGGTCGTTCGCGGCGCACTCGATGACGCTATCGAGGATGTGTGGGATGCGTTTTACTGGATGTCCGACGAGGACGACGAGGCTCTGACGCTGGCGAAATACCGGTATCGGACGTGTCGTGAGACGGACATCGTGATTGGAGGAGGCGTACTAGCATGAGGATACTTACCGAGACGCGGGAGCTTGATCGCGATCAGTGGCTCGATTCCCGCATGACGGGGTTAGGTGGCTCAGATGCCGCCGCCGTCGTCAACCTCAATCCGTGGCGCTCACGAGTGCGTGTGTGGCTTGAGAAGACAGGGCAAGCGCTGCACACGGACGAAACCGAGACGATGAAGTGGGGCACGATCCTTGAGGAGGATATCGCTCGCGAGTTCGCAGCGAGGACCGGCCTGAGCATCCGTCGCAGGAACGCTATCCTACAGCACGACGAACATGACTGGATGCTGGCGAACCTTGACCGGATCGTCTACACATCCGAAGGGCAAGGTGTGCTGGAGTGCAAGCTCAGTTCATCCGAACAACTCTGGGCAGACGGTATCCCTGAGATGTATCTGATTCAGATGCAACATTACCTAGCCGTCACGGGATTCCAGTTCGGATACTTCGCGGCACTGATAGCGAATCATGGGTTCGAGCTCCGAATTGAGAAGATCGAACGCGACGAGGAGGCTATCGCCGCGCTCATAAGTGTCGAGCAGGAGTTCTGGAATCTCGTTACAAGTGGCACGCCGCCAGCGATGGACGGATCGGACGATTGCACGAACGTCCTCAAGACGCTGTATCCGGTCGGCAAGAACGATAACGCTGTTGACCTCGACGAGGATGAGCTTGCGCTGGCGCAGGGCTACCTACAGGCGCATCAGGACGAGAAGGACGCGAAGGCTCGCAAGCAGGAAGCGGGCAACAAACTCCGCGACGCTTTGAAGGACGCCACAATCGGTCGATACCCCGATGGGAAACCCGCCGTGACATGGAAGAATGGGAAGCCGTCGCTGGTGTTCGATCAGGAGCGATTCGAGGGAGTTGAGCCTGACTTGTTCGCAGAGTTTGTCGATCCGGTTCCGCCAGTGTTCAACCGCACGCGATTCGAGGAAGAGAAGCCCCTTACCTACGCGTTTTACCTCGAAGAGAAGCCCGGCAACCGAAGCCTGTTAGTCAAGAAGAGGAGTGTGAAGAATGGCGACTGACCTCGCAAAAAACATCGGCAACGCCAACGGCAGCAACGGCGGCGAAACGCCCGATAAGACGGTGGCGACGTATTTGGCGCAGAATAAGCGAGCCATCGAGAGTATTTTACCATCGCATATGACGAGCTCTCGCCTGTTGCGCATCAGCCTGAACGCGATTCGCATGACGCCGAAGCTCCTGGAGTGCTCAGTGCCGTCGCTTGTCGGGTGCGTCATGGAGTGCGCAAAGCTCGGCTTAGAGCCGGGGACGCTTGGACAGGCGTATCTGATTCCATACGGCAAGGAAGCAACGCTCGTCATCGGCTACCGTGGCCTGATCGACCTTGCTCGCAGGAGTGGACGGCTCATCAACATCGACGCGCATGAGGTGTGCGAAGGTGACGAGTTTGAATACTCCTACGGGCTGGAATCGACGCTCGTTCACAAGCCCACCCTGAAGGGTCGCGGAGCGGCATACGCTTACTACGCTGTTGCGGTTCTTAAGGACGGCGGACGCAGCTTCGTCGTGATGGGTAAAGAGGATATCGAGATACACCGAAACAAGTACAGCAAGGGCTACACTCGTTCCGACAGCCCGTGGAAGACTGAGTTCGATGAGATGGCAAAGAAGACGTGCATCCGTGCGCTGTCGAAGTATCTGCCGATGTCGAGCGAGTTCACGCGATCCGAGAATGCGGACGAGAAAACCATCGAACGTCCAAATTTCGAGGACGACAACATCATCGACGTTCCGGCAACAGACCAGTCGCCAGAATCCACGCCGATACGCGACGCTCAGCAGGCACTCGGTTGGGACGACGAGAAGCTCATGATGTTCGCGGCGGAGAACTACACCGGACGCGAGCTCGATGACCTGAACGACAACGAGCGGGATGACCTGCTCAAGATGATGAACGCCGAAGCTGACAAGGTGGCGGCGTAGAATCGCACCAACCAGAGGAGAGGCAACGTGGCTGACAAAGATTGGTCGACGTGGAATAGGTTCGCGTCCGCTGCAATTACGGGCGCACTGACTGGCATAGATCAACGCACGCCTGTCGATGTGGATATGCTCGTCAGCAATGCGGTTGTGATAGCGGACAAGCTGCTGGAAAAGAAGCCTGCTATCGTGCGCCTGCGTTTCCAGATCGCAAGCGCAATAGACTTGCTTGGAGGCGCTGAGGCTGCTGCTGAGGCGATGAGGCACGCCGACCGCCTTGATGGTGATAGCACGCTCAACCACCCCTCTCAGAGGGTGCTGGAAGATATCTACATCACATGGCGTGATCGCGTTCGTGAACAAATGGCTGAATTTGAGCGAGAAGGACTGCTGTAAACTACCCGCATTCGGGTGCATTTCGGGGCTATTTCCAGCCGGACCCCCACGGATAGGGAATAGCTAGGTTGACGTAAGGAATGTTATCGGTCGGAAGGAGGTGCTTATGGCCAGCGATGGCCCGTTGCCAGCACGTCAGCATCAGCACTCGCAGCAAGTGAGTAGATCGCCACCGAGTAGCTGAACACGCATGAGCTCTTGGGATAAATCTACGGTCGGGGGTCGGTGAAACGCACCGGCCTCCATTTAACGCAAGGAGGTCTGAATCGTGAGAATGATACCGTGTAAAGAGCCGGTCGTAAATCAGAAGATCGGTGTGGAGTTCGCAGGCGGAGGAAGCACACGATGCCAGCGATATGCCGACGTAGTGGGACGGCTGTATCAACTCATCAAGAATGAGGCTGGCGACAACTGGTATCGAATCGAGGAAGGAGAAGGTGCGACGGTCATCATCCATGTGCCAGCGACACGATACGGGTGGGCGACTGCCGGATTCTTGGCTGGCGTTGGCGCGGCTGGCGCGATAGCAATGCTGTTCGTAAGCGTGTAAAATGATGCGGAGGAGGCGTCATGATCGCACGAATCGAGTGGATTACAGGGGGCGACATGGAAGAGACTAGATACGTCGAGGCGTTGTCGCAGTTTTGGGACGGCGGGTTCGCTTCGCAACTAACTCCCAACGCCTGCAAGCTCTACTTGGCAATCCTTCATGAGTTTGCAGAGCGGGACTGGCCGGAAGAGTTTGAGACAACGCATGTGGCGTTGCGTCGGATGACTGGATTGGAAACGAGAACGTATCAGAGAGCCGTCGAAGGATTGAGCGATTTGATACTCATTACATCCATTCGTGGGTCGAGGCATCTGACAATCGCGTTGGAAAGTTCGGACAAAAGAAACGACACTGGTGACGCACCTTTGAAAAGAAACGACACTGGTGACGCTTCTCAGGAAACATCGGACAAAAGAAGCGTCAAAAATGACGCACCTTTGAAGAGAAGCGACAAAAACGTAGGAGGTTTGGAAAGTTCGGACAAAAGAAACGACACTGGTGACGCTTCTCCCCCCTCGCGCGCGTATATAAATAAACCTACTACAACTAATACTACTACCGCGCAGGCGCGAGAAGACTCTTCCTCAGATCACTTCGCTGTTGACTTCCCTGATGGAATCCAGATCGACGACGATACGAGTGATCTCATTCAGCGAAGCATCATGTGCCACATTGAGCCACGCATTCGGAAGGCATTCCCAGCAGACAACGACGCACAACGCATCATCGCGTACTGGTTCGCAGCGCTCGCACCATGCAAGCCGCTCATTGAGGGCCGCGCTATCGGATCGGGGCGCATCACGTGGCGAACGATTCAGACGCAACTGCAACAGTGGGACTCATTCGACGCGGCGGATATCATGGAAGCCACCGAATCTCACCTTACGAAGCTCCGTGATGGTGAGCCGGTAGATAAGCCGTGGCGATTCGTTACGGATTGGATGCGCGGCAAACAGAAACGTGCAGCGCAGAACGGGCACACGACACCTATCGCAACGGGGACCGACGCACTATCAGGGGAGGGATTGACCGATGATGAACTCAGAATGGACGGGCGAAGTGAGGAAGCAATCAAAGCCATTCACCAACGACGCGCCAGTGTTTCTCAGTAGACTCGACCTCGCTGGCATTCCGGCAGAGCGCAGATCGTCCACGCTTGACGACCTCGACACGTCGCATCCCAGCGCATCCCAGATGGTCAGCCGAGCGCCGGCTTACATGGCGACGGATGACTGGCGGCGGCAAGGCGACCTCTACGTGTGGGGAAAGCCCGGAAACGGCAAGACGCACACGGCCTATACAATCGCGATAGAGGCGATCAGGCAGCGTGTGTGGCCGGTGCGATACTGGAGCGTGTCAGAGCTTTACGCTGCGATCAAGGCGTCGTTCGATCATGAAACCGAAAGCCCGCTTGGTGATGCGTGCGACGCGAAGCTGCTTGTGCTGGATGATGTTGCTGTCAGTGCATCGACGCCGTGGGTACAGGAACAGTTCTACCGGATTTCAGACTATCGGTATGCAAACAAGTTGCCGACGATCTACACCAGCAACGTGCCACCGAGCGGACTGAAGGCGCTGTTCAACGAGCGGGTTGTGTCGAGAATCTTGGAGCGATCCGCGCCGGTGCTGGCGATGGACGGACCCGACTTCAGACTACAGGGAGGTGGACAATGACGCACGAAGAGATACGTGAGGCGATCAAGACGGCGCGGTGCGAGCTGCATACGATCAGCGCCACGACGAACGAACCGTTTTACCGAATCGAGTTTTACCGAATCGAGTTTTACCGAATCGATGGCGGCGGAATGATAGGTCGAGCGTGGCCGTGGAAGGCAGAGCCGGTAGGCGAAGCTGTGAGCGCCTTCATGACTTACGAGATGCTACGCAACGACTACCTGATGATAAGCGGCTGGTTGTGCGAAGAGGGAATCGCCATCCGCGACGCGATCAAGGCGTTCGACGGGTGGGTGTGGACGAGTATCCCAGACCTCTCGGCTGGTGGGCACTACATGCGCGGTGGGCAACTTGTAACATGGGATGAGCGTTGGGTTGCTCGCGCACCAAACCATACGGCCCGTATGCTGGTTGATGATCCGACAATCGAGCACTTGCCATACCACGCCGAGACGCTAGCCCGCCACTTCGACCCGGACGCGCTGGCGGAGATGTTCCCGGTGGCAGAGAAAGGTGGAGAGGGATGAGGGATAAACTGAGAATGGTTGGATGGATACTGGTGGTTGTTGGTGTAGCAATCGCTGCGGTCGGTGGCATTGTCACGCTCAATGCGTGCTACACTGGCATCTACAACCCTAGCGTAGTGGATGGCGAGTGGGTCTTCGGATGCTTCGCCACGTCCACTATCATGGGGGCGGTAATCTCTATCGCGGGTGTGGCAATACTTGATGTTATGGGGGGGGCTAAGTGAACGCAACGTGGCAACCGATAAGAGTCATTATGTAAACGTAAACCATTGAGGAGACTGGAAGATGAGTGATATCAAGAAAGACGCAGAACAAGTCAGTGAGGGAAGCAACGAGGTAGAGCAGCAACTGATGTGGATGGCTAAGTTCTGCCCGTTCTGCGGCAAGGAGATCGACCACTGCTCGGATCACTGCGAGTGTTTCCACACAGACGAGTGCCCGCTGGCGAGTGTCGAGGTTGCTCAGGGATTACCTCAAGAGATAGCCACCCTCCGCACCCAGCGCGACGCACTCAAGGCGGCGTTGGAAGAGTTGTGCGCACACACTCTAAATCTTGCGATGGATGCTGATGATGGCGAAGGCGTCCTGTTGATCGAATCCGCCCGCGCCCTACTCGCCAGCATGGAGGTGAGCGATGAGTGAATCCCTCGATCAGTGCTTGGTGGAAGAGGTTGCGCAGACCATCATCGACTCTGCAAGATTACTGGGTGGCGATATGGAAACCAACATGCGCCGAGTCACAATGGCCATCGGGGTGGAAATATTCAAGACTATCGGAGTACCGCCACCCGCGAAAGTTAAAACCGACTAGACACACACTGGAGGCATAGATCATGAGTGAGAAACTACACGAAGCTAGTAACGGCAGACTGGTCAAGATCATCACATTCCCCGCAGTCGTGGATAGCAAGGGGGACGAGCTGTCGGGCGGGTCGTACCCAGCGAAAGCTAACAAAGATTTCACCGAGAACGGGCATGTGCTTCATTTCGTTTGGCAACATTTCGGAGATCGCTCCGAATCATGGATCGTCGAAGAGAACGCTGAGGGGTGCGTTCAGAGGATGTTCAACGTCAAGTATCTCGAAGCGGTCGTCTTTGCTGACGAGGACACATCGGAGCGCCCAACCTACGCAGAAGCCATCACCGAGCGTGACGCACTCAAGGCGGCGTTGGTGGGAGCGCGTGCTGCCACCGAATCAATCCGTGCCGCAGACCGTGCGTCGCTCAGTAGTGCTTCCCGCGCTGCGGAGCGATGTGAACGGCTGACCAAAGAATACACAGACTGGCTGGAGAAGACTGACGCCCTACTCGCCAGCATGGAGGCATCCGCCGATGATTCCTGACGACGCGCCAGTCAACGACATGGAAGAGCCGACAGCCGAACGCTTGCCACCGCATTCCATCGAGCTTGAGCAGTGCGTGCTCGGTGCCATGATGCTCAACAAGCAGGCTATCGGCAAGGCGAACACGATCCTCGACCGGCAGATGTTCTACCGAGGACGGCACCGTGAAATCTGGGACGCGATGGTCCGCCTCGACGACGAGAACCGGCCTGTTGATCTGACGATGCTCTCAGAGGAGCTTGAGAGCAAAGGCGTCCTCGACGAGTGCGGCGGTCCCGCGTATCTGGCGGACATTGCCTTCAGCGTCGGAACAAGCAGCAACGTGGAATACCATGCGCAGTTGCTCGCAGATTATGCGACGCGCCGGCAGATGATCACACGCGCCAGCAAACTCGTTACGCAGTGTTACGACCAGTCTGTCGATCTGACCGAGATGGTGGGTGGCTTCGACAGCGACATGAGCAAGATCTCACGCCGGACCTACACCACCGGATTACAGCACGTCCGGCATTTCGCCAACATCGTCTACGATCAATTCGAGGCTGCCGCCGACAACCCCGACTCAATTCTCGGAGTGCCGAGTGGGTTCACGGGCCTGGACAATCTGACAGCAGGATTCCAACCCGCCGAACTCACCGTCATTGCGGCACGACCCGGCATGGGCAAGACGGCGTTTGCTCTGAATTGCGCTCGCCACATCACGACGAAGGTCGGTCAGACGGTCGGATTCTTCTCCTTGGAAATGACCGGCGAAGCGATCACACGGCGGCTCATCTGCTCAGAGGCTCGCGTGAACTCTCACGTTGCACGACGCGGACGGCTGTCGGATGAATCATGGAATCGGCTCAGTCCCGCGACCGGACTCATTGTGCAAGCGCCGCTCTACATCGACGACACGCCGGGCATCTCACCACGGCAGGTGCGAGCGGAGGCACGACGGCTCGTGAACGACGAAGGTGCGGCCATCATCATGGTTGACTACATCGGATTGATGCAACCGAACCAACGCCTGCACAATCACTGGCAGGAAATTGGTGAGATCATGCAGTCGTTTAAGGCGCTGGCTGGCGAGCTCCAGATTCCGATTGTGATCGTATCGCAAGTGACGCGAGATGTTGAGAAGCGTGGAGACAACCGACCGAGGCTGTCAGACCTCCGCGATTCCGGCAACATCGAACAGGACGCCGACGCCGTGATCTTCATTCATCGACCGGAATATTATGGGCAGACTCGCGACGATGATGGGCACGATCTGCGCGGCATGGCAGAGATAATCCTTGAGAAGCAGCGCAACGGCCCGACCGGAGTCATGAGGACTCGCTGGCAGCCGGAGTTCGGACGATTCGTGGAGTTCAGTGCGACCGAAACTGGCGAGTGGGCAGACGCAACAACCGAGAGTGATACCGATACAAACGAGTCACCGTTTTAACAGATGGGGTAGAAACGATGGAGTGGGTAAAATACACTTACATGCCAAAGCGGAGACAAATGAAGCCGTTGGCATCCTTGCACGCCGGTGGGAGGACGCTATGGCTTAATCGAACTACTATAGAGGGGATCACAGAACAATACGCCGAGTGCTACTATGATGCCAATAGCGGAGCCATTGGCATCAAGCCGCTAACAAACGGGTCGCATAAAATAATCCACACACCCAACGGCGGCTACATTTCGATAGGTGGCTTTGTAAGCCAGTTTGAGGTTGACGCAAAATTATACCTAAAGCGTCCAATAAAACGCCGTGAAGGGATGCTTGTCATGTACCCGTTAGATCGACCGTTTTAACCGAGAGGACCGCCAAATGACACAGATACTCGATCCGGTCATCGTTGCGCGAAGTGGTCAGAACGACACGCCGACCGTCGCGACGATGACCAACCCCCGATGCCAAGCAGCCGCACGACCGGCACGCGGTGTGACCGGCACGGTAGTCCACGCTTATCCATCCATGATGGTCTACGATGCGTTCGACTGGTATCCGCTTCAGTCCATGAACGGGCTGTCGAAAGAGAAGGCGGACGGCATCTCCGAGGACATGGAGCGCAACGACACGCCGCACATCGTCTCCATATGGGGTGGACTGTATGGAATCTTCCGACCCGAAGAACCGACCGCAGACGTGATCCGTGCGCTTGAACGGAAATCCATGGACCTGAATCGCCAGATGATCGCTAACAAGAAGCTACGGAGGGCAGTTGGATGACTGAGGCAATCCACGACATTTGCCCAGAGTGTGGCACGTTTGCCCGCCTCCGCGACGGCATCTGTGGAGCGTGCCAACGCCGACGCGAGAAAGCGATAGAGGCAATGGGAGGCAAGGATTGGGCGTGGCTTGACGACGATGAACCCAGCGAAGACGGAAAGGATGAAGAGACGATGCCACTTGAAAACTGGACCGGCCCCAGCATCACGTATCCGGTGGTGCGGGTGCAGGAGATCGTAGACCCGCTGGCGCATGTCGAGGATCGGAACGCAGGGTGGGGTGACCACGCAGAGATGGAATACGTGATGCGTATTACAAGCGCCAGCGTGGAATGTATCTGCAAACTAGGTGATAAAGGCGATGTGGGAATGCGTGCCTACAGCGCAGTAATCGACTACGAGGATGGATGGTTCAACGAACATCGCATCCACCCCGAAGACGTGCCACGCATCGAAGCGTTCGCGGCGGCCAACGGCGGGACGTGGAGCGCAGAGGAGCCGACTAATGCTAGGTAGACTGAAGTGCTGGCTCGGATTGCATAAGTGGGGACCGTGGTGTGTGTGGGAAAAGGGCGCTGCGACGGGTTTGCCTATTCGCGTTTGCAAACGGTGCGGGCGCGTTGAAATGGATTTGGATTGGAGCATTACGGACGGACTTGAGCGACCGAAGGAGGGGGTATGAGCGACGAACGATGGGCAAACCATCATCAGATGGCGGTTCAAGGTGAATGGGATCGTGACATTGATAGGCTGAAGGATTCCATAGGTGGCATCATTGACAATGATTTCTATGATGTGCCACCAGAAGTCGCAAAGGAATTACGGCACACCATCCAGACATACCGCCGTGTGCGTAATGAATATTTGCACAGCCACTTCGGGAAGATTCTCTAGCCTCACAGAAAGAAGGTTCCGATGACAACAGAAGAAAGACTTGATGCACTAGAGACGATGCTTTGCCGTATCGCTCAGAAGACGGGGTGGCGTCCGTTCGTCTTCGATAAGGAGGACGACGGCGAATACCATGAGAGGTGCATCTTTTGTGGCTCTAAGCAGGAAATCGGGGGATGGAAAGTGCATAACTCCGGCTGCTTCGTGCTGTCCTTACGTGGGAAGGGCTGGCTATTCGCTGACAAAGCAGGAGTCGGAATGATGAAAAAATACATCCCAGCACTCGTCATATCGTGCGCGGCGGTCTACATGTCGTTTCTCAGTTGGAGCATGATACCAGCGCCGTCTCAGCGCGTCCAGCACAAAGCGCAACGGGTGCAGATTGCGCCAGTGCCCGCTCTCTGATCTACACGCAACGCTGCACGACGTACGTCATCGACGACACGCTGTACATCGAAGTAATCATGGAGTCGAAGTGATGCAGATCGTCAACCTGATAAACGCCGACGTGATAGACGGCCTCCAGCAACTCGACCCCGAATCAGTCCAGTGCTGTGTCACATCCCCGCCATACTGGGGACTGCGTGACTACGGCACGGACGGGCAGATCGGGTTGGAATCCACGCCACAAGAATACGTCGCTCGTCTCGTTGATGTATTCCGCGAGGTGCGGCGTGTGTTGAAACAGGATGGCACGCTATGGCTCAATCTAGGGGATAGCTATGCCGGTAGTGGGCGCGGGCTTTACGCGGATGGTAAATCGCATGGAACTGAGGGTAAGATGCAACGCGCGAACGTGGGCAGTATTGGAGTAGTTGCAAGCAAAAGCAACTACGGACTAAAGCCTAAAGACCTCGTTGGCATTCCGTGGCGGGTGGCCCTCGCGTTGCAAGACGACGGCTGGTGGCTGCGCTCGGATATCATCTGGGCAAAGCCGAACCCCATGCCTGAGAGCGTCACTGACCGACCGACGCGAGCGCACGAATACATGTTCCTGCTCACGAAGTCCGCACGATATTACTATGACGCAGATGCGATTCGGGAACCAAATAGCCCCACATCTGGGAAGTGGGGGAAGTCTGTTGTTTCGGCAACGGCATCCGCACAGGGTAATGGCCGCAACCGCCGCACGGTCTGGACGCTCCCGACGCAGCCGTATCCAGACGCGCACTTCGCCACGTTTCCTGAGAAGCTAGTGGAACCGTGTATCCTCGCTGGATCATCGGCACACGGACAATGCCCCCGATGTGGAGCACCGTGGGTCCGAGTAGTCACAAAAGGCGAACCCGATACGGAACATCAGAAACAGTGCGGGGCAGACAGCACAGGTGGATACAACGGCAACGCACGAAAGGACTACGACCCATCTCTAGCCGAGAACCCATCCGATGTCAAACGTCGCATACTCGAAGGGATGAAACTCAAAACCACTACAGGATGGAAGCCATCGTGCGAATGCGCAAAGGGTGGAGACTCATTCCCGCCTGAACCACTGGAACCAGAACCATGCACTATCCTCGACCCCTTCTGCGGATCAGGCACAACCGGCGCCGTCGCGCTCAAAGAAGGACGACGCTTCATTGGCATCGACAACAACGCTGAATACATGGAACTAGCAAGAAAACGGATACAACCTCACGCCGCGCAAACGAGTTTCTTTGCAACGGAGCCGAAGTAATGCAGATCATATGGCACGACAGAATATGCGTCGTCACGCTCGACAGCGGTCAGCACGTGCTCATGAGCCGCTCGGAGGTTCTGCGGTTTAGGATGCTGACTGAGCATGTGGATGAGTCTGAAGATCGTTACAATCCACTTGAGCAGTTGGAGTTGTTGGATGCCGATTGACTACACCCGATCCGAAGAACCAGCACAGCCGAAGGCGGCACCGAAGGAATCAGCACCGCCTAAAGATGATGATGAGCTACCGTTTTAGAGTGGGAACCGAATCAACGGCGAACGGCTCGTATATGACTCAATGAGTTCACCATCCACATAGACGCTTGCTCGGCACGTCATGTCGTCCTCTACTGCTTGCGGGTTCAGTTCAACATCCGTACCGCTAGATACGCCGTTGATCGTTGCCTCCCATGGTATACCCACTGAGTCAAACGCCAGTGCCGATGTGACGCCGTACAGGATACGTGCGCTGGTTGCGTCCCCATCCACTACGAATCGCACCTCATGGGTGGCATCGTCGCTGCCCATGAGCCCGCACCCGCTAATCACTGCGAGCGTCGCCGCAAAAATCAATAGTCGTTTCATTGTGCATTCTCCTCGCGTTGTGGAACTTCGTGGTGGCGCGTGACCAGCGCCAGAAGTGGGTGTGCTGTCAATGCGTCTATGGTATCCGCATCAAAGTGCCGTGCAATCACGGGGTCACTGGGCCAATGCCCTCCAGAGTGGAAAACATCCGTGATCCTTCGCGCCTCCATACCCGCAAACATACGGGCATACGTATCGGTGTCAACCAACGCGCTGCCGAATTACCAGAACTGGTACGGCGAGCGTTAGCTCTGCGATGTATCATCACGCACGCCAGACCGCTCGGCTTCTTTGACGATCAGCCGCCGAACCATCTCCGACCGCGTGGCTGCGAAGTATTTCCCCATGATTCGGTCAAGCATCGCCGCCACCTCTGCGGGCAGCGCAACGTAATTTGACCTCTGTTTGACCTTTTTTGTCTCTGTCTGTGTAACCATGTCAACTCCTTTCGAATACAATGATACACTTCTATATTGCCCATGTCAACGATTCTCATCTTGGGTATAAAATAATGTTGACTTTATTTTGATTACATGTTGACATCTTCGGATTGGGTGGTATATTATATATAGAACGACGGAGCGAACGCAAACACGGAGGTGAGACGATGGAAACCACCTACAATTCCAACACGGTAATGCACGCAGTGATCGAAGACATGAAGCGATCATTCACAGGAACGCTCGCGGAGTGGCGTGAAGTGGAGCGTAGCACGATAGTGGCGTTCTTTGACGGCGAACCTCCATATACAGTCTTAGACGTTTGCGACGCTATCATGGAAGATTGTGAACGCGATCTGCGGTCCATGCCCTTTGATTGGGAATACCTTCGAGGTAAGGCGATTGATCGCTATTACGAAGCGCAACGTTACGCGGCGTAACAAAACAGCCCCCCTCGGCACGCGATGCTTCGGGCGCTGACTGAGCACGTGGAGTTGTTTGACGCCGATTGACTACACCATGTGGCGAAGCGGAAATACGGCAGCGACTTCTATGGACCGGCACAGATGAGCTTGGAATTGGACGCAACCTGAACGGAGGAGAGTATGTCCCAAGGAACGAAACCACCAAAACCGTACGTGCTCGGCACGGCGAAACCGGAGCTCGTAGTAGATGAGTCAATTCGCTCAAAGCAGATAGAGTTGGTGGATGTGAACTGGCGCGTTGTTATGGATGCCCCACTCGGCGAACCATGTTGGGCTATGCCTGCGGGCGAGCGTATGATGATGGCGACTACGCATGGATGGGTCGGATTCCTGCCGACCGAAATCGTAGAAGAGGTTCTGGCCTTCGCGAGAAAGGCGTTAGGATGCCGTGGTGAAATTGTGGGCTTATCAATGGGCGGAGTCAGTATCGTGCTCATCGGCATTGACCCCGCAACCGACGCTGGCGCTGTAAACGATCAGCAGGCATAATCCCCACCTATCCTCGCTATTCCCGCATCACTCCCAGCCCCGTTTCGGCGGGGCTTTTTTCTTCGTAGAATCCGTGTTTATTTCACCATTTTAGTTGCACTTTCTCAACTAGAGTTGTATATTATATATAGAGTGAGGGACGGATAACACACCAACGAGGAGAGAGATGATGAGCTTCACAACCGCAAGATTCACCAGCAAGTGCAGCGAGTGCGGATGCAAAATGAAGAGCGGCGACACGATCTGGGAAAACGAAGAGACCGGCGAATACTGCCACCGTCGTTGCATGACCAACGAAATGCGCACCGTGAAAGAATCCGAAGAAGCCGAAGCCCAGCGCGAGACCGAAGCCGCCGAGAGTGCAGAAGCCGACCGCAAGCAGGCTCAGAACGACGCACGCGACGCTGAAGTTGCCAACCGCGAAACCGCATTGACCGACGATAGCATGGATCGTGACGACCGAATCAAGATGCTGACGACATGGCACGCCGAGATGGTCAGCGACCGCGAAGCATCCGAGTACCGGAATGAGGCGATCTACACACCCACTCAGCAGGAACGTGAGATTGAAGCGAAGATCAACGAACTCTCGGCACCGAAACCAGTCGCCAAGCCCGCGACCAAGTATCGCATCGTAGACGGCCCCGCGACAATCAACGGTTCGGAATCACTCACGAGCAGCTTCCCCGTGGAAATTTCCGATGGCCAGTCCGCAGTAGTTCGCTACGACGACCGATACCCCGCAGACCCAGAATGGGCACGATTGAAACGCACGTGGGATAGCGGATGCCCGCGCATTTACGAAGCACGCGAAGCATACGCAGGATTCAACAAGCAGCACCCAGCGCAGACCGCTCACGAGATTGCCGAGCGGAAACTTGCAGAACTCAAGGAGAGCTAATCATGAAACCTAGCGACGAACTCAGGAAACGGAATCCCAACGCCTTTTACAGCCCTGTGCATTTGCAGACGGGAGGCTGGGAGGATCACCGTGCCGGATGGTACGAACTCGCCGGTGCGGTGCATACATGGCTCGGAGCGACTGCTCAACAAGCGCTCGACAAGATGGATGAAGCGGCTGAGGAGGTTGGCAGAAATGAGTAGCACGCGCTACCTTTGCCCCGTCTGCGGGAAGCCGACGGTCACAAGCGGCAAGGCATACGGGGATACAGATAAGTACTACCGCACATGCCCCGGAGTCATCACCGGCTACGATGAAGAGGGAAAGCCGATAGTTGAGCACCGGCACCGGCACATCTGGCTCCGGCAAAAGGACATTCTCCAGCGCATCACGAGCAAGGACGCAGAAAGCGTGGCGGCGGAGGCCGAGCGGATTGCAGCGAGTATCGTTTAGGAACGACAGAGGGGGGTGATTATGCAAATCTACAGAATGGATTACGACGGCGGCGACGATGGCAACGGTGACTATTTCTTGATACTAGAAACGCCAAAAGGGTATGAAGCAATGGTGCTTCCGATCAACGACGACAGCGAACTGGAGCTGTCCATACGCCGTGTCATGATGCGCTCGCCGCAGGACGTGACGGTTGTATGCGCTGTCTGCGTTAAGCGTCCAGCATATGGAGCTTCAGGCGAGTTGGAGTTTGAGCAATCCGCGTTGAAGTGGCTTCCGTCGATGCTGACAGGAGTGCCCGAACCGATTAAGGGATTTTGAACCCACATCTCATAATCCGTAAACCTACCCCATCCAAACCACCTCTAAGCCCCTAATCAACAGGGGCTTTTCTTTTTGCATAATCCCCGTCTCTGACACCCATCTTCTACTTGACAATGCCATTCCCGCACTGTATCTTATATCTAACGTGCATATCTCGCACGGTATGCAGATATTGGAGGTGGCACTGCATGATCTGCTTCCCGACCGCCAAAGCAACTACACAGAATCTCGCATACCGTGCCCCCACTCCGCCGTGTGACGTCCTCCTCCGTTGCACGGCGGTCCCCGTTTGTGGGGTGGTGTGCGAAGCGTGGACAAAGCCAAGAGGATATCCTGCATGAACGACACGATCCGAGAAGGCAGAGGCGCAGCGCGGTGGCTAGGATTCCTCGTGATGGGGATATTCGTCCTGTCCGTGCTCGGACTCTGCCAAGCACACGGCGCGGAACTCTGGGGAAGCTACTCAGCGCGTGATGCACGCACCGAAGGCAACCCATTCGACTATCAGTATTCCGCTGGTGTGATCGCTGGCGAGGCGTGGCACGTAAGCGCAGAGGCACAAGAGGAGCGCGACGATGGTAAGCACTACAGAGATTACGAAGCACAGACTTCATATACCGGACGACGATTCGCCGTGGAGCTTCGTTGGCTTGATTCCGAAGAGGCGCAGCAATACCGGCTCAGTGGATCGTTCGAAGCCAAGCGCGGACCCTTCGGCATCGGAGTCACGAGAAATTATGCCAGTCGGTGGATGCGAGACGGTGCTAGTCTCGGTCGGCTCTCACTCGCATGGTCACCTGCAATCGGTGGAATGACGGCAACGCTCAAAGCCGCGTACGAGTTCAACAAGAACCAGACACACAAGAGCGTATACGTAGACATACAGGGCTTGCGCTGGAATCGCGTGGGCATCGTGCCGTTTGCCAAGCTCTACGATGACCGGTGGCAAGCGAAGGTTCGAGTGGGGATCAACTTCTGAGGAGGGGTTACATGGAACGCGACGAATATCTGAAGGAACGCGAAGCGGCACGCAAGGAAGAGATCGGCTCATGGGATAGGTTTGACGCGACAATCCTGCTCAGTTCGGCAGTCGTCGCTGTCCTTATCCTCATCTAACCCCAATCCATGCCCACTACTGGTAGGGATCGGGGTGTTGGCATTGATGAGCTTCATCTCAACCACGCTATCAGTGTATGCCTCGGCAAAGGCATCTCGACACTACATCGACTACCTAGCCGATAGATTGGCAGATGACGACGTGCGAATGCCGCCTTGCATATGGAGCTCGATGATCGGAATCTGCAACGCGATCTCTGCCTCTTTGGTCACCATTGAGATAGTCGGTCTGATGGTGTTCAACGTCGTCAGGAACGCGCAATGAGCAAAGCAAAGCGCCGAGAGATGACCACCCCGACGCGCAAACTACGACAGGTAGACTGATGAGCATTCGATTGATACATGGCGACTGCCTTGAGGTGATGCGAGACATGCCAGACAATAGCGTGGATGCTGTTGTGACGGATATGCCGTATGGTGTGCTTAGTCAGTCGTGGGATCAATCTGACATTGCGGTCAAGGCCATTCCAGAGATGATCAGAGTGGCCCGTGAGTTTGTCTGCGTATTTACACAAGCCCCGATCATGTTTGAGTGGCACGCGGAGTTTATGAATTGCGGCGTTCATTTCTGCGAACACATCGCGTGGGTTAAACGCCACTGCACACCATGTGCAAGGTTGTCGCGTGGGCATGAGTCCATTCTCGTCTACGCCGTAGGGCAGAATAAGAAGTTCTACACAACACGCGGCCCCTATGAAGATGTGAAATGCCCCGGCGTAATGTTCGATACCGTGTCCATCGAAGGCATAAAGAAATACATCGCATCATTGCGCAGTAAAATGAATGGCAATGAGTCGCCACACGACAACAAGGGTCACCGATCTGATGAGTATAAGCGATTCGCCGTTCCTAGCGATAGGTCCGCACGAACCGCGAACTACACGAATGTATGGTCATTTCTGCCGAATACACTGTCGAAGAATGGGCAGGACCTATCGCACCCAACGCAGAAGCCGACGCCCGTCTGTGAGCGGCTTGTTGAGATGATGACACGAGAGGGCGCAATCATCCTCGACCCCTTCATGGGATCGGGCACGACCGGCGTCGCTGCGCACAACCTCGGTCGCTCATTCGTCGGCATCGAGATTGAGCGCGACTACTACGACATAGCCCAGCGCCGCATCGAAGCGGCACGGGAACAACTGACTCTTGAAATCGCACCGGCAGGACAGGTAGACTGATGAGCATTCGATTGATACATGACCTCTGCCCCACGATGGTGCAATCAAACGCTGGGGTTTCTCTTCTGCCCAGTCTTGCCTTCCGTGGGGGCACTTTGATTTGAGGTGTGACGAGTGAGTGAACAGCACGACATGAGCGGCGTCGGATGGATGTTCGAAGATCGCACGCTCGAAACCACGCAAACGTTAGATGATCCCCGTGTAATGCGAGCCGAACACCGCAACCGCGTTATCTCGGCAGTGAAGCGTGAGCGCCTGGAATCCTTCTACACAAGCATCCCCGCGCAAGGCGAAGCCGTGCATGTCGTTTCCAACGGCTCATTCGACTACTGGCTCTATTGCCCTGTCACTCTCAAACACCTCAACCGACCGGCAACGCACTTCTACGGCTCAACGTGGACGATGAACCGCCAGAACGTGCTTGACTTATTCGAACTCTTCGACGATGGCAAGATTCAAGCCGCCGCCATGCTGACGGGTGTGTATTTCAAGCGCCGCGAATCTGCCGTGGCGAACACACTGATTTCAGGGCTTGAGGACCGAGGCCAGCGATACATGAGCTTCCGCAACCATGCGAAAGTGATGCTGATCGCCTCGCCACCTGATTTCGTCGTCATTGAAGGCAGCGCAAACTTCACCGCAAACCCAAGATTGGAACAAACGGTCGTCGTGAATGACCGTGCATTATATGATTTCCATCGTGAATGGATGGAAGAGATGCTGAGTGCTAAGTGATGGCAACGAAAGCGGATAACGCTACGGTCGAAGAGCGCGTGCAGCGTGTGTTCACAATGCTGCTCACGGGTGCGCACTCATTCGATATCGTGCAATATGCCGCACAAGAGTGGAAAATCGCTGAACGGCAAGCGAGGGAGTATATCGCCCGTGCTACTCGGAAGCTAGAGAACCATGCCAAGCCGAAGGAACAGTATGAACTTGGACTCGCTCTGACTCGACTCACCGATCTGTATCAGCACTCAGTCAAGATGATGGATTACAAGACCGCCCTTGCCGTCCAGAAGGAGCGGAATGACCTGTTGGGGCTTAAGGCTCCGACTCGACTAGAACACACCGGCAAGGACGGCGGACCGATTGAAACGATAGACCGCACTGCACAAGCGGCGGAAGAGTTTGATGCAATTCTTAAGCGAACTCGATCGGCACGAGATAGACGCCCTGATGACTCAGGCGACACCGGAAGCTAAAGAGGTATTGCGGTGGGATTTCTTCGGGCACACAACTGGATTGAGTATAGCACGGCGGGCACAGCATCCACCGGAACCGCAGACGTGGGATACGTGGATGATTCGTGCGGGCCGTGGATTCGGCAAGACCCGCACCGGCGCAGAATACATGCGATGGCTTGTGGATAACGGGTATAGGCGGATTGCCTTGGTTGCACCAACATCAGCAGATGCACGCGACGTGATGATCGAGGGTGAATCGGGACTGATGAATATCTACCCACCCGACGAAGCCCCGGAGTATGAACCGTCCAAGCGCCGCCTGACGTGGCCGTGTGGAGCGGTTGCCATTGCGTACAGTGCCGACGAGCCACGACGCCTGAATGGACCTCAGCACGACGCTGCATGGTGTGACGAGATAGGCATCTGGCGATACCCGCAGGAAGCGTGGGATATGCTGTCGATGGGTCTGCGCTTAGGCGACCGGCCCGTGTGCATCATCACGACGACACCGAAGAGCAGCAAACTCGTCAAGGAACTAGACAGCGACCCAACATGCGCGGTATCGGTCGGATCAACATACGACAATCTTGCGAACCTAGCACCTCGATTCTTTGAGACGATCAAACGCAGATACGAGGGCACGCGCATTGGACGACAGGAAATCTACGCTGAGATACTTGACGACGTGGAAGGTGCGTTGTGGTCACGTTTGCTAATAGAACAGAGTCGGCTCAGTTCTCGCGAGAATGCACGAGAGGTAGCCAAGCGGTGCAAGAAGATCGTTGTAGCGGTTGACCCATCTGGCTCACGAGGCGAGACGGGCGATGAGATAGGTATCGTAGTGTGTGGTCAGGGTGAACGTGATGAAGGGTATGTGTTGGATGATCGCACACTACGTGCCTCTCCTGAGCGATGGGCGGCGGCGGCGTGTGAAGCCTTCTATGACTGGAACGCGGATCATATCGTGATCGAGGTCAACTACGGTGGCGCGATGTGCGAATCTACAATCCGTACGGTGGATAAGCGGATACCGATTGTCATCGTTCACGCCAGCCGTGGAAAGTTCGCTCGAGCGGAACCTATCGTATCGCTCTATGAACAGGGCAAGGTTCATCATGTGGGCAATCTGGTGAAGCTGGAAGACGAGATGTGTACGTGGGTGAATGGTGAAAGCGATTGGTCGCCAAACCGGATGGATAGCGTGGTGTGGGCGTTGACTGATCTGATGTTGGGCGGACGTGAAATCAGGATATGGTGATGGGCTGGATTCAGAACTACAGGGTCAAACGAGCGTCGGCGTTGCTCGGCAAGTCAATGGGCTTGCGGCTCAATACTGTATTTGTTGGCGGCGCTGGTGCGAAGAGTACATCCGGCTTCCGACAGATGGTGTCAGAGGGCTACGAAGCCAACCCCGACGTGCGGGCGTCCTTGTCTGAATTGCAGTCTGCGATTAAGGCAGTCAAACTTGTTGTGAAGCAACGCAAGCGCGGTGTGCCCGATCAGGATTCAGAGATACTGACAGACCATCCATTCTACGAGTTCCAACGCAAGCCGAACCCCGACCTAACATGGGGTATGCTCTTTGAGGTATGGATTGCGCATCTGTTCTTGGCCGGATCATCGTTCACGAAGATTGCTGGTCCGGTGGTAGGTCCACCTGCTGAATTGTGGCCTCTCGTACCGGATACCGTAGCCCTGAGACGACCCGGCAAGGGTGAAAAGATGGGGGCGATATCCGGCTTCGACTACAAATACGACAAGAACAAGGATCCGGAACGCATCAAGATCGAGGATATGATCTATCAGTGGTTCACCAATCCCGTAGACCCACTGGAGGGCTTGTCACCATTTACGGCATCAGCACTCAGCATAGATCAGGGCAACACGACGCGGCGCTGGAATCTCAAGCTGATGACCAACGGCGGTGTGCCACCCGGATTTATCCAAGTGCCGTCAGAACAAGCGCCTGAGACAGATCAGCAGAAGCAAAAGATGGAGCAGAGCATCCAAGAGAAGATACAAGCCGTCCGACAGAGTTTTGCCGATGGGGATATGAATTGGGAGCAGCTCGGCTTGTCACCGCAGGAATTGCAGTGGATCGAAGCCATCCGAATGAGCACGCAGGATATCAGCAAGGTTACACACGTGCCCTTGGAGATTCTCGGTGGTCGGCAGGCGAAGACGTTTGCGAACTATCAAGAGGCACGCCAGTCGTTCTACACCGAGGGGGCGTTGCCACTGTTGGATTGCACTCTCGATACGCTGAATATGCGCCTAATGCCCCGATTCGGGGACGATGTATTCCTAGCGTACGATATCAACGATATACCGGCACTGCAAGAGAATCAGAACGACAAGTGGACGCGCATTACACCGGCGAAGTTCATGACGATCAACGAGAAACGGCGCGAGCTTGGCATGAAAGACGTAGTCGGCGGAGACTTCTTCCTGTTCTCGCCAACCGACATGCCAATAGCCGTGGAAGACCTCGCAGCGTATGCAACACAGCCAGAGCCGGAGCCTGACGACGACGAGAAGCCCGTAGATGACGATACGGGTGTTGACGACGATGCAGACGAGGATGAGAAAAGCCTCCCTTTCGAGATGTGAGGGCGTTTAATCTTGATGACGAAGCGAAGCCGACATACTGGAAAGCGTTCGAGCGCAGCCGAGAGGGATACTACCCAAGCCAACGCAAGCTCGTGCAGCTCAGATTCGCGCGGGAACGGACTGATCTCATCAAGGAACTGCGGCTCGGTGGGATTCCAAGCATCGGCGTTGGACGGGTCATCAACGGGATCGGCAGACAGGAAGGCGAGTGGCGGACGCTGTATAACCGCATCTGGGTCAACGTTAGTGCAGCGTTTGCGGATCGCGTCTTTGGAACGCTCAAAGCGGGTGGTGGACCAAGCGAGATCAAGGCCCCGGCAGAGATCGTTGACGTGTGGGCGCTTGAGGCAGAAGACTACGTGATGAACAACTGCGCAGAGAAGATCACTGGAATACTGGCCTACACCAAAGAGCAGGTGCGCTCCACACTCGCTGAGGGCATGGCGGACGGTGAAGGCATAGATGATCTTGCTCTGCGGCTTGAACGGCAGTATACGCAGTTCGGCATTGGCCGCGCCAACACCATCGCACGCACTGAGGTCGTCGGAGCAAGCAACTACGGGTCGAGAATGGGTGCGCTGTCAACCGATCTGCCACTAGACCATGAGTGGCTGACTGCGATAGACGGGAATGAGAGAAATGCGCACAGAGCGGCGAATGGGCAACGGCAGTCGATGAAGACGCCGTTCAACGTAGATGGGGAATCGTTGATGTTTCCGGGAGATACATCGATGAATGCTACGGCTGGGAACATCATCAACTGCCGATGCACGGTAGTGTTTCACGTTGTCAAAGCAGGGGGGTGAATATGAATGAGATTTCAACACAGGATGTTGTGGAGATGCTGTGGGACGAAGACCTAGGCATTAGCAAAGAGGAGTTTACGCGCCATGTAGAGGCTAACCAGCCTGTGCGTATGGCATACCTAGAGATGCAGGTGGCGATGGATAGGTTTAAGGCCGTGATGATACGCCACATCATTGCTCTCGTCAGGCGGATACACATCCTCCGTGAGCCGATAGAGGGGGAGTGAACGATGGCAATACTGACGATGAAAGAGATAAAGGAATGCCTATTATGTCAACCAGAAGGGGATGAGACGATGAAAGAGCCAGAAGCACAGATCGTGCATGTGCATATTGACGCGGCTGCCTTCGTGGAGGCGTTGAATCGGGCCTTTGAGACATCCAAGGCAAAGAAGCTCGTTGAAATAGACAGTTGCTTGCTGTGTCCGCACGGCCTCCAGACCTGCACGCCGAATAGTGATGAATCTGAGGTGGTGTGTATGCACGGCGGCGAACAGCGAGATGTTGGTGAGATGGACGGATTCGGCCCCGGATTCATCCCAGACTGGTGCCCACTGAAGGACGCCGAATAGCGATAAGGGGAGATGAGATGATAGCAGATTGGACGGAAGAGCGGTTGGACCTAAATCGTGAAGGATTCCACCCCATACCGAAAGAGCAGTGGGGCGCATTCGAGATTGGTGACAGGATTGAAGTTCCGGGTGGTCTTAACTCTAATGAACGCGGTCCGGCATGTCCCATGTGCAAAGAGCAGGTGAGTGAGTTCTACTGCGTTGATGTGCTGAAACTTGTTTCAAGGAAACCGGATGGGCAACCTGTGTGGATGCTGGAACCCGGTGATGGAAGGTTTATACGAGCAGAGTGTGAGCATTGCGGATACAAGTTCATGGAGTGCAAATAGCGCACGGACGATGTGATGTGAGGTGATGTGATGGATCACAAGACAGTCGCGTTTGAAATGACCAAGGCGGATGACACAGACGGGCGCGGTCGCGTTGAAGGATATGCGTCTGTCTTCGGCGTCTTGGATTCATACCTTGACATCGTGGACAAGGGCGCATTCAACAAGACGCTAAAAGAACACCCCAACGTCAAGGTATTCTGGCAACATTACGAGCTTGCCGGAAGTCAGGTCGAGGGCAAAGAAGACGACCACGGGCTATTCGTCGCTGGTGAGTTGAATCTCAAGACCACCACCGGAAGTGATGCGTACGAGTTCGCTAAGGCTGGCGATGTGGATAGTCTCTCGATTGGATTCAGCACCGTCAAAGACGAGTATGACCGCGAAAGCGATGTGCGGCATCTGAAGGAAGTCAAATTGTACGAGTGGTCGCTGGTGTCCTTCCCGGCGAATGAAGACGCCGTGATCACCGATGTGCGCACCGCTGCCGACCTCGACAGACACCTACGATCAATACTCGGCATCACCGATCTACGAGACATGGATCGGCTGCCGAAGGAATTGCTGACAAAGAGCATCGAAAGACTACAGGCACTCCTCGATACCGAGCCGGGAACCTCCACTCGGAACGAAGAGCCGCCACAGACGGAAGCCGAGCCGATGAGCATTGTTCACTCGCTACGTGAAGTGTTGGGAAGAGCCAAAGAACTAGGAGTGATCTGATGCCAGAAGAGACTTTCACACGAGAAGAACTCGATGAGTTCCGCTCGTTGCTGGGGACCGTTGCCAAAGTCAATGAGCGGATTGAAGCCATTGAGAAGCGCGGCGACGGCGTTGCTCTTGAAAAGGAGCAGAAGGAAGCCATAGTAAAGGACGTTCTCGATACCGTAGCACCGGAAGAGGACGCACAAAAGACCATGCAGGAAGCCATCGAGAAGCGACTTGCGAACATTGAAACCGCAATGAGCCGACCGGGACAACCGGGCGACGACAAGAGCGAAGAAATGTCTGATGAGCAGCGCGAGCACAAGGATGCGTTTCTCCGTTACGTCAAAAGCGGTGGACGTGATACCGCGTGGTTTGAGCAGAAAGACCTTTCAGTCGATACCGACACCGGCGCTGGCTATCTGGTGTTCGACGACATGCGCACCAACATACTCGAATCTGAGCGTGAGTTCGATGTGATGCGTCAGGTGTGTAACATCGTCACGACCGATGGTCAGGAGATCGTGTGGCCGACGAAGCCCGCTCATGCGGTGGCTGCGTATCTCGGCGGCGAATCCGGGACGGCTGCTGAGGATAGTACACTCAGCTTCGGTCAGGTGCGGATCAACGCGCACGAAGCGATGACGTACATCGATGTGACCAAGAAGCTGCTGAGAGCAAGTTTTGTCAACATCGAGAGTATGCTGAAAGACGAGTTCTCGCAGGCATTCGCGTATCTGTTCGGCGAGTCATACATCAACGGTAACAGCACCTCCGAGGCGGACGGGTTCTTGGTGAACTCCGACGTGTTGGCAAACTATGTCGAGGTGTCGATTAACGGCGACGATGAGATTGACGAGCAGGGGTGTTTCCCGGAGATCATGAACAGTCTAGCGGTAGGTTACTGGCCCGGTTGTTCGTGGATCATGAACCGCACGACGTACGGTCAGATTTGTGCAATCTTCGACAGCACGGGTCGGACGCTCTTCGGGAACGATCTCAATACAGCCGTTCCAATGCAGATACGTGGTAAGCCGGTGCATCTGTCTCCGAATATGCCCGATCCTTCGAATGGAGTCTACCCGATAGCATACGGCGATTTCCACCGTGGCTATACCATCGTTGACGACGTGTCGATGTCGATGCAGATCGATCCGTATACGCAAGAGGTCAACGCCAAGGTTCGCATCCTCGGTTACGCCGCCAGTGGTGGTGCTGTAACAGACGACGATGCGATATACGTCCTCAAAGCGACTACCTAAGGAGGGTATGATGCGTAAGTATGGTTTCTACGTCCTCCTGACGGTGCTTGTGATCTGGACGGGTGGCTACGCTGCCTACTCTACGGCGATCCACGGCGACGGGCCTGACACACAGGTTGTCGAATCCGGTGGTGAAATCGACATCAAGAGCGGCGGCAAGATCGATGTGGAGAGCGGTGGCGAACTCGAACTGTCGAGCGGCTCAACGTTTGACGCAGCCGGTACGAATACATTCACCGGTGCCGCCACATTCTCCAGCACAGTCTCATTCGCGGACATGCTGACGGCTACCGACACAATCAAAGTGGACGCCGCTGGTGTGCTCTACAAACCGGGTGGCTGGGCATTCAATGCCGACAGCACGATAACCTTCACGGGTGCGTTTGTGGCGAACGGTGGTATTGATGCGGGTAAGTCTGGCACGGCTGGCTCGATTGATATCTTCCCAGCGACCGGGAGCAAGGGTAAGATCGCGCTGTTGGCTGCTGACAGTGGGGGCGACCACACCGTCACAATCACCAACGCATCGCATGGACAGGCGACTATCTACACCATCCCCGATGCTGGCAACGCCACGGCGAATATCCTGATTAGCCAAGGCACGCAGACAGTGGTTGGTGCGTTTACATTCCCCGGCCTCACTTTGACCGGCGATCTCGTCCGAGGTAGTGCAACGGTGACCGAAGCGCAGTTGGAAATACTCGACGGCGCGACGGTGACCACCCTTGAACTCAACCAACTCGACGGCGGCTCTGTGACGAAGACGATCACGGCGACGGTTTCCATCGCACAGATCAACGCAGGTATAGTGGTTCTTGCGGAGGTGGCCGGTCGGACGATCACGGTGCATGACTATCTGGTGACCGTTGATGGCACATTCGGAGACTGCACCGCTGTGATTCTTAGCGACACCGAAGGCACTCCGGTCGATGTTGTAACGATGGCCGTCGCAGCTCTGGTCGATGCGGCGAAATTCCCGTATGACACCGTGGTGGCGAATGTAACAAACGGCACTATCGGAACGGCGTTGACGGCCGGGAAGGGCTTGCAAATACGCAAGACCGGCTCGGATGCGATTACCGCCACTGGCCTGTCGATCAAGATCGAATACACCACCACTGATTCATAAGGAGCACACAACATGCTGAGAGACCTGAAAAACAATGTGCAAGTGATGCACTTGCTGCTGCCGCAGAACGTCACAGCCGATAAGTGGGGTAACTACGTAGACCTCACCGGATGGAACTCTGCGGTATTTGTGGCAACGAACGGCTTGCTGACCGGCGCTGATGGCAGCAACTATGTCACGCCGACGCTGTACGAAGCAACAGCCACGCCCACAGCGACCACGAGTTATAGCGCGGTCGATTCCGGTGACATTCACGGAGCATATGTTGCCATCGCAGATGACACGACCTCATCTACACAGTTCGTTGGCTACAAGGGCGGCGAGCGGTACGTCTGCGTGAAGCTCGAAGAGACATCCACGAGTGTTTCGGCTGGCATCTGGTCAATTCATGTGATCCTGAGCCGACCGTACGAGGCTCCTGCGGATACGGCCCCGACCACCGGCACCGTGACCTAACATGCACACTGAGTTGATCCCAGTCCGAATAATCAAGGACGCGGGACGGTTTCGGGTGGGGCAGGTGGCATACTTGCCCCGCTCATTAGCCGAGCTGCTTGTGCTGACTGGCACGGCAAGGATGATAGCAATCGGACCGACGGAGTATAAGTGATGGCGTACGAAGGTTACTGGACAATCAAGACGGCACCAGCCGTAGAGCCAATTGTACTCGCCGATGCCTCGGCATGGGTGAAACAAGACGGCACAGGGGACAACGATATCCTCACGGATCTGATTGTCAGTGGACGCGAGTTTGCCGAGAAAACCACGGGGCGTGCGTTCATTACGCAGACGTGGGAGTTGCATCTGGATAACTTGCCACAAGGCACGTCCTCGATTCGGGACAACATCGTATCTCAGCGGCCCGCGCTGGTGTCACATGGTGATGCCAACCGGATTAATCTTCCCAAGCCACCGCTCATATCGGTTGCGAGTGTCGAATATTACACGACGAGCGGGACGGACTGGGAGACATACGCGGCAACGAATTACACGGTCGTTACGGCAGATACGCCCGGATTCATCTTCTTGAATCAGAGCGAGTCGTGGCCCACAAGTCTCAGAGCCGCCGACTGCATCAAGATTACATACGTCTGCGGTTACGGCGCGGCGGGCACAGCGTGCCCCGCGCAGGTGCGCACGGCGATCAAACAGTATGTGGCTGCGCATTACGACGACAGAGGGAATTTTGTAGTGGGGACGGTGCTGACAGAATTACCACAGAACGCGAAGGCATCGCTGGCGAGTTTGAAGGTGGTCTCGTGAACGCCGGACGCATGAAACACCAAGTGGCGATTAAGAAGCCGGTGACGACGATAGATGCACACGCTGTGTCGTCGGATTCATGGACTGCCGAGGGATCGACCGTAGATACCGTGTGGGCGCAGATCAAACCCGTGCGGGCGTGGGAACAGATGCAAGCACAACGCCTCGGCACGGAGGTATCGCATATCGTGACGATCCGCTACCGATCTGATGTGGATGAGACGATGCGCTTAGAGTGGGGCAGCCGGACGCTGAACATCACCGGCATACGCAATTACGACGAAGCGAATCAGTGGCTCGAACTCACATGCACGGAACTGCGATGAAACTGACGATGACGCTTGAGGGCGGCAAGAAGGTCGAAGTGGCTCTGAACAGAGTCAACATCTTCACTCACGACGCGGTGAAAGTGCAAACCAATACGTCCGCTTTCAACATAGATCGCGAAGCCAAGAAGCGGTGTCCCGTGGATCACGGACGGCTTCGATCTGCTATCAGACCGACATTCTTCCAAGACGGAATGGCTGCGGAGATTGGACCGATAGATGTTGACTACGCGGCGTCGGTCGAGTTCGGCACGGGACCGCATGAGCCTCCATTCGGCGCGATTCTGAGATGGGCAAAGCGACGGTGCAAGGGCGACGAGGACAAAGCATATGCCATGGCGGTGGGTGTAGTTAATGCCATCAAAAAGAACGGCACGCAGCCTCATCCGTTCTTGTTCCCCGCGTGGGAAGAGGAGCGACCGGATTACGTGAGGGGCATCGATGAAGCCACCAAGGGCGCTATCAGTAGGGCGGCGATGTGACAATCAAGACCGGATTTCTCGTGGTACAGGATGCCATCTACGACGCGCTGAATGCGAAGGTCGTAGACCCCGACGACGCCGAAAAGAAGGTGACGGTGATTGCTAATCCGAAGCCTAAGCAGGAATGCCCCTACATCGTGATAGGCGAGGGCACAGCAGTAGCGGCGGACACACACGATGCGTATCACGAGCAGGTCACGCAGACGATCCACATCTGGTGTCAGGCGGACAACGAATATCCATACACGGCTACGAAAACAATCATGGGAAGCATAAAAAATCTCTTACACCACGCCACCCTGACGGCGACGGGATACACGATCCAATGGTGCGTGTGGGATGGACTGATGGAAACGATGGAGATCGAAGACGGACGCACGCTACATGGTGTGATGCGCTTCCGGCTCGGCTTCGACAATCTGTGATGAGGTGACGGGATGGCAAAGCTAGCAAACGGAGTAACAATCACATTCGGCACGTCCGCTGTGGCCGAACTACGGGATATCTCCGGTCCATCGCTCGCACGCGAGATTGTGGATATCACGGCACATGACTGCACGGACAACTGGCGCGATAATGTCAAGGGCGTCAAGACCGGCGGTGAGCTCACATTCACTATCAATTACATCGCTGATAACGCCACGCATCAATTGACGAATACCGGACTCGTGGGCGACTTCGACGACACCATTAACATGCTGACGGCGAATAGCGGATTCGAGGCGGGCAACCTGAACGGGTGGACGAAATACG